CCCCGACTGACTAGCTCTGCTGCGTCCAGGACGCGGTGACCGTGGCGCGGACACGCCCGGTTCCAGCGGTTCGGCGGCCGTCGACCGATAGGCCGAGGATGTCGCCGAATCCGCTGGTGGGCAGCGCCAGCGGTCCGATGTCGACGTAGCCGATCGCAAACGTCACGGTTGTCGTCGGCCCGAGTTGCTCGCCGTTGCACATCAGCCGGATCTGGCCGGTGGTGCCGGACACGTCGGTCGTGTGCCGGATCCGTGCGAACAATCTGGGCTGCTGCTTCGGTAGCGCCGTCTCGCACAGCTGGGTGAAGGTGCCGCTGGTGGTGCCGGGCCACTGCTCGTAGTCGCTGCCGGCCCAGGTGACTGGCAGCCACGGCCGGCCCAGGCCTTGGCCGCTGTTCTCGTCGGTCGATAGCACCACGTTTCCGGCCCGGTCCCAGACAGCCCAGATGCCGTCATACAAGGACATGGCCAGGGTTCCGCCGTTGGCCGTGGTGCGCCACGCGGCGAGGCCGCTGCGGTCGATCCCGTCGCCGAACCCGGTGAGTCTGCCCAGCACGATCAGCGCGGACCCGTCAGGCGCGTACAGGACCAGGCGGCCGTCACCGGAGATCCCGACCCGGCCGCTGCCGGTGATGTTGACGCCGCCGGTGCCGGTGACGGTCAGGCCACCGTCCCCGATCGTCGCCCGCTCCAGCCGCCGGCCGGCTTGCAGCTCGCGCACCTGCCGCTCCAGGTCGGTGACACGGCGCACGAGCCAGTCGGATCCTGCGGGGCGCTGGTCGGACGGGATCACGAGATGATGTCCTCTCCGGGGGCGAGCAGGATCGGGGACACGGTGCCGGCGACGGCGTCGAGGTCCCAGCCGACCGCGCGGGCGACGCCCACCAGGCCGTTGGGGTGGCGGTGGCCCACCAGCTCGTACCCGATGTCGTCACCGGTCGCCCAGTCGCGGCCGAGGACGGGGTAGGCATCGGCCCTGGCGCTGATCGTCAGGGTTCGGGCGCCTCGGGCCATCAGCGACAGCGCACGCGCAGCGTGCGCGTCGAGGGTGCTCTTCTCGGTGATGCTGCTCGACGGGCTGTAGCGGTGCTCCCACCGGGGCCAGCCGGCGGACAGGAGCGCCTCGTCGCGGGCTGGGTCGGACTCCGGCCTGGAGTCGCCCTCGCCCGACGATGTGGCCACGATGTGGTTCGCCCCGGATCCGGCGCTGTAGTCCTCGGTGAAGGTGTAGCGGGCCTCGCTAGCCCCCTGGGTGGAGGTGACCGCCGAGGCGGTGCCGGTGGCGAACACGGCGGAGGGTCGGCCGCTGGCGTACCCCAGGCGTTTGCGGACCCGCACGATCTTCGACACGGCCGTCTCGGTGACGTCGGACCACTCCAGCTGCACCATCCACTCCGGGCCGCCGGTGACGCCCATCAGTTCCCGCAGCCGGGAGTACACCGAGGCGTCGTCGCCGTCACGGTAGGTGCGGTCGCGCAAGGTTCCCGTGGGCGGGGCGTCCGCGATCAGCCCGATGCCCTCGATGTTCGCGTCGTCGACGAGGCTCGCCGCGATCAGCGCCTGGTCGACCTGGACGAAGTCGTGATCCCGCACGAACCGGCGGTCGGTGTACGCCTCGACGGTGGCGCAGGCCAGCTCGACGGTGGCTCCGGTGCCGCCCCGGCGCGTCAGGACGATGCCGGCCCACACCGGCCGGCCGGCGAGGACGGCCACGATCATGGTGCGGCACGGCTCGGTGGCGGCTTCCCAGTCGCGGGGCGGAGCGCCGTGCCCGCCGAGCGCGATCGGCAGTACCAGCTGCGTCGACGTGTACGCGCCGAGCAGGTGGCTGAGCGGCCCGCCCGGCACGATCTCGGGCAGCTCGTCGATGATGGCCCCGCTGACCAGGTCGCATCCCAGCCAGGTCACGACCGTGGCCATCAGGCGGCGCTCTGGTAGGTGCCCGACAGGGTCAGCACGTCGCCGGACGCCCAGGTGAACGGGTGGGTGGCCGATACCAGGCCGAACGCGCCGGTGGCGGAGTGCCCGCCCATCCGTGGCACCGCCACCGAGCCGGAGGTGGTGAGCTGCGCGGTGATCGGGTACGGCGCGTTCTGCGAGGCGTCGATGGCCGCGCCGTAGAGCACGATGTCGGACTGCGACCGGTCGAGCTGGGCCGGCCAGCCGCCGAGCTGCCAGGCTCCGGCACCGAACGTGGTGCCGGTGCCGCAGAACAGCTTGAGCTGCACGTTGACCGTCCGGCCGACCTTCTTGTGTCGCAGCGTCGCGGCCCCATTGCCCAGGACCGGGTTCGTGGTGGCGGCCGTCCAGGTGAGCGTCGGCGGGGTGACCTGCGTCCAGTCCGAGTAGGCGCCGGGCGAGGCCACCGTCTCCCAGGCGCTGCCGTTGTCCCGCTCCAGGTCGCCGGTGTCGAGCCGGTCGCGGTAGCGGCCGGCGCTGCCGGGCAGGTAGTCGCCAGCGGCCGTGACGGGCACGATGCCGCCGGCGGCGGCGGTGTAGAACCGCCGGTCGGACACGACCGCCGACCCGCCGCCCAGCGCCGGCACGTCGATGGTCGACAGGAGGTTGCAGCCGGCGGGCAGCGGCGGTTCGACCCCCGATCCGGGTACGCCCTGGAGGTACTCGCTGCGGGCCAGGCGCAGACCGGAGGCGTCCTCGTCGTGGTCGTACACCCGTAGCACCACGCTGTCGCGGCGGGCCGCGCCGGGCACGGCGGCGGCCAGGGCGTGGGTCTCGGCGACGGGAAGCGCCACCCAGTACGGGCCCTGGGGGCTGGACAGGCCGGGGTCGACGCACGCGACGCCGGGCTGCACGGTCAGCGTCGCGCCGGACAGACTGACGCGCATGGCGTTGCCGCCCGGCCGGACGCCGGCACGGCCGCCGAGCAGCCGCCCGTCGTAGGTGAGTGCCAGGGCCATGGCTTGGCGCAGCTCGGCGGCGTTGTATGCGGGGGCGCCCTCGAAGGCGTTGATCCACAGGGGGTCGGGCATGATCGTGTCTCCTCAGTGCCAGGCGTCGCGCCAGGCCACGTCCAGGCGGGTGCCGCTGTTGTAGACGGGCGAGTCGTAGGCCAGTTCGCAGGTGCCGGGCGGCAGGACCGGCCAGCCCAGCCCCTCCACCGTGACCTGCCCCCGCCGGGAGGCCTCGCCGTTGAGGTAGACCGTCCGGCTCGCGGTGTCGATCTCCAACCACTGGTAGGACCACAGCGTCGACCAGTAGCGGATCATCGCTGTCCCGGCCGGAGTGACCAGGCTGATCCGAGGTTCGGGCACCGGCCCGTACGCCCGCAGCCGCAGACTGGTGGGCTTCGTGCCGGCGTTGGTGATGTTCACCCGGCCGGCCGTGACCGTCGCGGTGACGGCCGCCGGCAGGGTCATCGGGACGGTCAGGCCACCGCCGGTCACCGGCAGCCGTAGCGTCGCGGTGTGCTCGACCCCGCTGTAGATCGCCGGGTCGAGCGCCACGAACGCGGCCTTGGTGACGGACCAGCCGGACGCGATCGCGGTCACGTCCGGCTCGACCATGCGGGGCCTGCCGCGCATGAGGTATTCGGTGCCGCCCCACACGAACCGCAGGTCTACATCGGTGTGCGACGGTGCGAACGCCGCCAGCAGTTGCTGGTGCAGGGCCAGCCATTCGCCGCCGGTGGCGGCCTCGACGTAGATCTGCAGCGGCACGACGATCTGCTCTGCCCACTCCGCGCCGGACCAGGACCCGTCGCCCCAGGCCCGTTCGCCGCCCTGCCCGGCGCGCACGGCGCGGTTCCAGGGGTTGACCTCGGACAGCAGCTCGTACGGGGTGCCGGGCCCGAGCACGAGCGAGCCGATCTGCGCCTGGCCTTCGGTGAGTGCCATCAGTGGACTCCGTGCATGGCGAGTTCGTCCATGACCTGGGCGAGGCTGAACCGGTCGGTGTAGCCCCGGACGTTAAGGTTTTCGATGGTCATGCCGGCCTGCCGGCGGGGGCCGCCCCGGCCGGCGAGCCCGCCGGTGGTGATCGCGTCGGCCGGCGGCGGCTGCACGGCCGCCGCGCGGGCCAGCCGGGCGGCGGCCTGCTCGACGAGGCCCTCGCCGTCGCCGACGCCGAGGGCGGCACCCTCGCCGACATGGCCGAACAGCCGGCGCATCACCTTCGACGGTGAGGCGATGCCGAGCATCTTCCGGATCGCCAGGGGGATGCGGTTGACCAGCTCTTCGACCTTGGAGGTCACCAGGTGCCAGGCGTCGGAGAGACCGTCGCGCAGGCCCTGGACAACGTTGCGGCCGATCTCGACGAGCTTGCCGCGCAGCCCGGACAGCGCCCCGGTGACCTTGCCGGGCAACCCGCGAACGAACGACAACAGGCTCTCCAGCCGGGACACGGCGGCGTCGCGGGCCGCGCCGAACGCCGAGCGGATCACCCCGACCACGGCGGAAATCCCGGCGATGACCGCCCGGACCCGGTCGATCGCGCCCTGAACCACGGCGACGATCGCCGACATGACCGTGCTGATCACCGTGCGCCAGATGTTGATGCTGGTCCGCCAGTAGGTGGTGATCCACCCGACGACGGTGGAGATCACCGTGCGGACGATGGTGATGTAGGTGGTCACGACGGTGGAGATCACCGACCAGGCGGTGCTGATCACGGTCCGCCACACGCCCACCGCCGTGGTGATGTACGTGGAGATCCAACCCCAGACGGTGGAGATCACCGTGCGGACGGCGTCGACGGCGACGGTCACCGCCTTGCGGATCCACTCCCAGGCGGTGAGCACCCCGTCGCGGAACCAGTCGACGTTGTTCCAGGCCCAGATGATGCCGGCCACGAGCAACGCGATCGCCACGACCACAGCGGTGATCGGTGAGGTGAGCACCGCCATCGCGGCGTTGAGCAGCCAGGTCGCCGCCGTCGCGGCGCCGGTGGCCACCGTGCCGGCGACCATGGCCACCCGGGACGCGACCAGCGCGGCGCCGGCGCGGGCGTGCGCGACGACACTGGAGTTGACCACCAGGTTCCACGCCGCCGTCGCGGTGGCGGCCGTGCGGGACGCGACAGCGGACGCCGTGGTGGCGACCCGGGACGCGACCGCCGACGTAGCCGCCCGAGCGGACGCGGCGGCCGAGGCGGTCTGCGCGGCGGCCCACCGGGCCGCGCCAGCGGCGGCCTGACCGGACGCGGCACCGGCGGCACCGATCGCCCGGCCGGCCGTGGCCGTCGCCGTCGCGGCGGACCGGGCCACACCGATGGTGTCGCGGATCCCGCCGGCGACGGCCCGGACCGCCCCCACGGCCTTGTTCACCGCGACCAGCGCGACGAACGCGACCGCCACCCGCGCCACCGCCGGTCCGGCCTGCTCCAGCCAGGTCAGGATCGGCTGCAGCACCGGCAGCGCCTCGCCGGCCAGGACGGTCAGGGTCTGCTGGAACGACCGACCGAACTGCTCCACCGGGCTGACGCCGCCGGCGAGCGCGTCGGCCGCCTTGCCGGACGCCCCGGCGACCTGGTCGAATCCGCCAGCGGCGGCGGCGCTGGCCGGGTCCAGGGCGTACAGGGCACCGGCGAGGTCTTCACCGGGCCCGCCGAACAGCGCCATGGCCAGGGTGGCCTGCTCGGCCGGGTTCTTGACGCCGCGCAGACCGTCGAGGACTTTCTGCAGCGCGGCGTTAGCCTTCTCGCCGCCGCCGGCCACGTCCCGGGCCATGGCCTCCCCGGACAGCCCGAGCGCCTTGAAGGCATCCTGGGCGCCGGTGTCGCCGAGGTCGACCGCCCGCAGGTTGAATTCCTTGAGGGCGTCGCCGACCTTGTCCACGTTGACCGCGCCCGCGTCGGCGGCCTGCGACATCAGGCCCAGCGCGGTCGGCGCGTCGACGCCCAACTGCTTGAAAAACAGCGAGTATTCGTCGAACGTGGCGGTCAGGTCGCCGCTGGCGTCGAGGCCTCGCTGCGCGCCGACGGTCAGGGCGTCGAACGCCGACTGGACATCGGGCACCAGACCGGTCTTGACCATCTTCCCGGCCGTCCGGACCGACTCGGTCAGGTCGATGCCGAAAACCTTCTCCAGGGTCTGCGCCCGCTGGGCCAGCCCGGCGAGGTCGTCGCCACCGGCCAGCCCGGTCAGCTGCTGCTTGACGACCACGACCGCGCCGGACACCTGTTCCAGGCTGTCGCCCCACCCCTCGGCGTAGAGGGTGCCGGCCACCTTCGCGGCCTCGGCGGCCTCCTGGGGGCTGATGCCCAGCGCGGCCTGGATCTGCCCCTTGTTGGCGTTGGCCGCGATCACGCCGCTGATCCCGGCGGCGGCCACGCCCAGGCCGGCGATGTCGCCGGCGATCCCGCCGACCACGGATCGGACCTGCTCCAGCCCGGCGCGCATCGACTGCCCGACCGACCGGCCGGCGGTGTCACCGGCCTTGGTCAGCTCGCCCTCCACCCGCCGGGCGGCGTCGGACGCAGCCCCGGTGGTCTCCTTCACCATGATCCCGGCGAAGCCCCGGAAGCTGGGGATGACCTGCAGGGTCGCGTATCCCACAGTGGCCACAGCTCACCCCCTCTGTAGTTGTGTCAGCTCCTCGGCACGGCGGCGGGCCCGCTCGTGCAGCAGGTTGTCCCGGCGGCGGATCTCGGCCGGGTCGCGGCGGCGGCTCGGCGGCGCCGGCCGGGCCGGGTGCGGCTTACCGGTGACCGCGTGGAACACGTCGGTGAGCAGGTAGTGCGTGCGGGTCCACCCGGCGGCCGGGTCGCCGTACGTGCCGAGGGTCGCCGCTTCGGCCGGCAGGTACCGCAGCAGCGTGGCCAGCCGGCGCAGGGTCAGCCGGCCACGCCACAGGTCGGCCAGATCGATGCGGTAGTAGCGCTGCAGGTCGGCCTCGACCGCGTCCGCGTGGCGGCGGATCAGGCGGGCGAGGCTGACGATTCCCCCGCGCTCGTGAAGCCGAGTTCGCGGGCGAGCAGCTCGAACATGGCGTTGAGGCCGGTGTGACCGGGCTTCAACGCCTTGAACGCGGTCCACTGCTGCGGGCCGAGCAGCTCCCGCAACGCCAGGGTGGTCCTGCCTTCCTCGAACCACTCCAGCAGGTCGACGGACAGGTTGGCCTTGTCGACGTGGACCCGCCAGGTGCGGTCGCGCCAGGTGACCGTGACGTCGATCTGCTCCTGGGTGCCGCCGGCGCGGCGCTGCTCCCGGTTCGGCCCCTGCCCGGCCAGCCGCATCTGCTGGTCGACCCACTCCCGGTCGGCGGCGGTCAGCCCGTCCTCGTCGACGTCCGCCGGCGGCGGTGCCTGCAGCTGGGCCAGGCGGGCCAACGCCGCCGGCGACGGCTGCCAGCCGGCCGGCGACGCCTCGGCCGGGACAGCCACCGGCGGGGCGGCCGGCGGTGGGGTCGCCTCGGCCCGGATCCGCCCGACCGGGTACGGGCGGGCGCGGCGGTTCTTCTTGCTCATCGTGCGCAGGGTCCTTTCGATGATGCGCGCAGGTCAGGGTGGCGGGGCGGCGGCGGACCTGCGCGCACGCCGCCGCCCCGGGATCAGGGAGACGCCTACGGGGTGCCGGCGTCGGGGTCGGGGTCGGTCGTCTGCCGGTCGAAGAGCACGCCGCTGCCGTCGGGGAAGATGCCGAGGGTCGTCTCGTACTTCTTCAGCTCGTCCTCGCCGTCCTTGATCGTGCCGATCGTGTCGACGATCGCGTGGCGGCGCGTGATCAGCCGCTCCTTGCGGGCCCCGTCGCGGACCTCGAACGCCACCTTCTTCGGGCCGTGGCGCGGAACCACGATCGTGCTGTGCGTCGACCCGGGGTAGATCAGGCCCCGCACGACCGGGTTGTCCTCCAGCGCGATGAACTTCTTGGTCATCTTGAAGTTCTTGCGGCTGGTGCGGATGAGGATGCCGCCCCACGCGTAGTGGTCGGTCTTGTCCTCCTCCCGGCCTTCCTCGAAACCCGCCTCTCCGTCGAGCAGACCGGCCAGGCCCCATCCCGTGCCGAACGGCTCGTCGATGTCGGTCGGGTTGTCGGTGTCGAGGTCGTCAGCGATGTACACGTCGGCGTCAGCCCACAGAGACGCCTTGCTCGGGTCGCCGGCCACGGCGTCCTCCTTGGTGGTTGAGCGGATCGGATGGTGCGGTCAGGTGGTGGGGGCGGGCGAGTCGGCGATGTGCCGGACCTCGACCACCAGGTGCCCGTCGGCGACCCGCACGACGGACCGCGACAGCACGAGTTCCCGGGACGTCTCGGCGTGCCGGGCGGCGGTCGCCGCGGTGGTCTGCTCGTCGACGATGGCGCGGGCGACCCGGGCCCGCTGCGCCGGCGGCAGCGTGCCGTCGGGGGCGAGCACGCCGAGCTGCTCGGCCCGGTCCCGGATCTCGGCTTCGGTCGGTACGCGCATCAGGTCTCCAGCGGGGTGGGGCGTACGTACGCCTCGACGGTGGTGGTGGCCAGGTCGATGCCGGTGTCAGGGTCGACGCCGCGCAGCGGGCCGACGCCGCCGGCGACGCGGCAGCTGCGGATGACCGGGCCGGTGTGGACCAGCAGCAGGCCCCGGCACATCTGCGCCAGGTCGTACGCGGCGTCGGTGTCGTGGTGCCAGATGGTCAGCCGCAGCACGGCCAGGCTGCTGACCGGGTAGGTGGGCCGGTCGTCGTCGACGGCCACCAGGACGAACGGCAGGTGCGGGGTCTCCGGGGACCGGTCGGCGGGCAGCCGGCCGGCCACGGTGACGCCGGCGGCGTACGGCTCCGGGCGGTCGGGCAGCCGGGTCCGGAGCACGCCGGCGGCGGCGGCCTGGGCGTCGCCGAACACGACCAGCGGGCGCATCAGCGGATCCGCACGTCGGCGCCGATGCCGGACGCCGCCCGGGTCAGCACCCCGTCCCGGGCCTGCAGACCGAGACCGCGCCGGTCGGCGATGGTGACCGCAGCGGCCTCGCGGTCGGTGGTGTACTCGCTGACGGTCACCGGGATGTCCGGGCCGACCGCCGTGCGGGTGGCGGCGGCGATCCGGTCGGCGGCCTGGTTGACCATCTGCCGCACCTCGTCGGAGCGGGCGACCTCGCCGATGCCGGCGTAGTCCACCTCGACCTCGATCCTGTACGACACCAGGGCCTCCTATCCGGTGACGCGGGTCATCGTGAACTCGACGTGATGCACCCGGGTGCTGTTGGTCGGGTCCGGCCAGCGGGCCACCTCGCCCACGACCTGGTAGGTCAGGCCGGCGTACTCGACCCGGTCGGCGGCCCGCACGTCCGGGGTTGTGCCGGGGGCGGACAGCACCCGCAGCCCGGTCGTGACGACGGTGCGGGTGGCGCCGACCTGTTCGGCCTGCTGGTTGGGTTGCACGCTGACCCGGGTCACCGGGATCCGGGTGACGGCCTGCGGTGACCAGTCGTCCACGGTGCTGCCGGACCGGTCGGTGCGGGTGCCCGGCCGCACCACGATCAGCGTCTGCCGGAACATCAGGCCCGGTCCCCTCGACCGACGCGGTACGCCTCGACGGCGGTCGTCCACTGCGCGGTCACACCGGTGGTCGCGGTCGACCCGTAGGTGACCGACTCGCCGCCGGCCTGCACCGTCTGCACCCCGGGCGTGACCTCGTGGATCACCCGCGCCTGGTCGATGACGACCTCTTCGACGTCGGCGGGGATCTGCGCGTACCCGTGGTCGTAGAGCACTCGCACGGCGTCGAGCCGGTCAGGCCAGCCGGCCCGCCGGCGCAGGATGCCTTTCCGCGACCACTCGAACTCCGATGCGTCCAGCTCCCGGTCGTCGACGAACACGCGGGGGCGGGCGACGACGGGCGCGGCCGGTAGGAACAGCTCGGTCGAGCCGTCCCCGTCCAACCACACCTCGTCGCCTTCCACCAGGTGCACCGAGTGGTGCACCTGTCCCCGGAACCGACCTGACGCGGCGGCCAGGGCGTCGAGCATCCTCGGGTCGTCGTCGGGCACACCGAGCAGCCGGGCCAGCCGGGCCGGGTCCGCCAGGTACGGCGGGTCAGCTGGTGCCGTCACCGGGCCCGCCGCCCGCGTCGCCCGTGGCGTCGCTGCCGCTGTCACCGGACCCGCCGCCGGCGTCGCCCGTGGCGGCACCGTCGCCGGCCGCCGTCTTCCTGGTGCGGCTGGTCCGGCCGCCGGCGCCCTTGCCGTCGTCGGGGCCGGCCACGCTGCCGGTGTGCCGGCGCGGTGCCGTGCGGGCCGCCGTGGCCGCGCCGGTCGGCTTTCCGGCCCCGTCGACCAGGCCCTGACGGCGGGCGTCCTCGTTGCGGTACCGCACCCCGTCGATGACGATCATCTTGTGGTCCACCATGCTGCTCATCCCTCCCGGTGTGGTGTCATGACAGCCGCGCGGCCCCGGCGGATGCCCGGGGCCGCGCGACGGTGTGCGAGGGTTAGTCCTCGTCCTCGGCCGGCTTGACGACGATGAGGCGGTTCGGCTTCCAGATGACCTGCTCGGCGCGCAGCTCGGCGCGGACGTAGGTCATGTTCCGCTGGGCGTAGTCCTTGTGCTGGTTGAAGGCGAGGATGCTCAGGCCCTCGACGTCGAGCAGCGCGATCTGCCGCCAGTCGCCGAGGATCACGGTGCCCGGCGCGAGCCGCTCGGACAACGCGCGGGCCCGGCCCCAGCTCGTCGACGGGCCCACCCCGAACGGGCCCTGCCCGAGGAACCGCTCCTGGTTGTCCTTGAGCAGGTCCCACGCCTCGTCGTCCTCGGGCGACATCAGCACGGCGGTCACCTGCCCGCCGCGCAGCCGGGTGACCCGGGTGATGGCCTGGCGGATCGCCACGACCTGGGCGCGGGCGTCCGCGCCCGGGGTGTAGGTCAGCTCCTGCACACCGGTGGTGTGCAGGAGGCCGCGCGGCTCACCGTTGGTGCCGGTGCCGGCCAGCAGCTTGTCCTCGATCACCCAGTCGAGGCTGTACGCCAGCTCCTGATCCATGTAGGTGGCCATCGCGGGCGCGTCGGTCAGCAGCTGGTTGGTGATGTCGTACCCGTCGGCGTACGTGTACGGCTTGGCCTCGGCGATCTGCGTCGCCATGTCCGACACCGGCTTGAGCGCGGCCGTGTCCGTCGGGCTGGTGGACTCCGGCACCACGGCGGCGTTGCGGGTCACCCCGGTCACCTGCACGTAGTCGAACGCGCCGTCCGCCTCACCCCGGCTGATGAGGTCGAGGATGGTCAGGTTGTCCCGCTCGACCATGTCCACGGTCGGGTAGCGGATCGGCTGGACCCGGCCGACCTGGGTGGTCAGCGTGGCCTTACGGCGGCGGCGGCCGTCGTGCCAGTCCTCCATCGTGCCGACCTTGACCCGCCCGATGTTGATCGGCGTGCCCTGACCGACACCGCCCGGGTGGGCCTTGCGGAACGCCTTGTACGCGTCGGACTTGACGAACTTGCTGCCCAGCCGCTTGGCGTGCAGCCGCTCGACGCGGTCGACGGCGCGGGCACCGCCGGTCTTGCGGCCGGCCGGCGCGTCCCCGTCGTCGTCCTCGTCGTCGTCCTCGTCGTCCTCGTCGTCGTCCTGGTCGCCGCCGGCGAGGCCGGCCAGCCGCTTGGCGGCGACGTCGGCCTTGCGCACCTTGGCCTGCAGGTCGGCGACCTCGTCGGCGAGGGTGTCCACCTCGGTCAGTTCGTCGTCGGTCAGGTCCCGGCTCTTGGCGGCCTTGGCCAGCTCCGCGACCCGGGCCATCTTGGCCTTGAGCTGCTGTCGCAGGTTCACTGCGCGTCTCCCGTCAGTGTCATGAGTTGGAGCCGTGCGGCTGCCTGGGCGGACCGGGACCGATCGGACGCGGCGGACGACTTCCCGGGCGCGGCCGGGTCGTCGTTGGTCGGATCAGCCGGCTGGCCGGCGGTACGCGTGGCGGTGCTTCCCGACCGTTTCGGGCCGGTGGTCTTCTGTTCGGCGGCGGCGATGACCTCGCCCAGCGCGCCGTGTGCCTCCTTGAGCCGGTCCAGGTGGGCCTGGGCCAGGACCCGGCCCTCCTTCACCCCGGCGGCCAGCAGGCGGGCCTTGGCCGACAGCAGGTCGGTGTCCTGGTTCGCGCCGACCAGGCACGGACCGACCTCGTACAGCGCGCCGAACTTCCGCAGCTCGTACACGTCGCGGCCGTCCCGCTCGGCCCACGACGCCTCCGCGACGTCGTAGGCAAACGAGAACTGGGTGACGCGGCGGCCCCGCAGCAGGCGGTAGACCTGGGCGGCGGTGCGGGCCTCGGGGTCGAGGTCGACCAGGCCCTTGACCCACAGACCGACGTCGGTCTCGCGCGCCTCCAGCACGGTGCCGATGTGGGCGAACGGGTCGTACCAGTTGTGCGACCAGATCACCGGGATGGGGTCACCCGTCGCGGCCCAGTCGGCGAGGACGTCGGTGAACGCGCCGGGCATGACGACGTCGCCGTAGCTGTCGACGTTGCCGAACACCGAGACGATCGCCTCGAACTCGCCGTCGCCCAGGCCGTCCGCCTGGCCGGCCGCCTTGATACGCGCCGGCGCGGTCTTGATCAGCATCAGTCGTCACCTCTCGCGTACGTGACCGTGCATTTGCAGTTCGCCTTCTCGTCGGTGCGCAGCGCCGGGTCGCCCGGCCACCGGCCACCGTTGCCGAACACGTCGTCGACGCCAACGGTCTGACCGTCGAGCACCGCGTGCGACGGGCGCGGGTTCGACGACCGGGTCCGCCACGTCTTCGTCGCCAGCCCGGACGCGCGGGCAGCATCGTGCCCGCCGAAGGACCGGGCCTCGGTGGCCACCGTGGCGGCGTGCGTCGCGGCCCGGGTCACCCAGGCGGCCAGCGCGGTCCGCAGCGCGTCGCTCCACGTCTGGTCCGGGTTCCCGCTGGCGGCGGTGATCGCCGCGGTGGCGGCGTCGTAGCCGCCCTGCTCGACCTCGTGCGCGTGCGCAGCCGCCGCCTTGGCCAACCACGCCGTCATCACGTCCTCGGACCAGCCGTCGCCGTCCGGGTTCCACAGCGCGAGGACTTCCCACGCGCCCACGGCGGCCAGGCGCAGCGCCCACGACAGCACCAACGCGGCCAACTGCTGCTCCCGCTCCGGCTGCTCGGCACCCCACACCGCCCACAGGTCCGGCGGCCCGTCGGTCTTCTCGCCGAGCCGGTCCAGCAGCGCGTCCGCCTGCCGCTGCGCGTACGCGGTCAGCGCGGTGGCCAGCCCGGCCGACTCCCGGTCGAAGTCGGCCAGGTCGTCCGGCCGGTCCGCCTTCATCCCACGCCGGCGGGCGCGCTTCGGGGCGGTGTCGCGCGGGGATGCCAGCCCACCGGTCACGACGTTGAGCGGGGTCACCAGCTCGTCGCCGCCCTCGATGGCCGGCAGGTTGAGCCGGGACCGGGCCTCGTTGCGCACCATGTACGGCGCTCCGACGGCCGACTGCAGGTACTGGGCCTGCTCCAGGAAGCTGCCGCGCAGCTTCGCGTCGACGTGCGCCTCGACGTACAGCCTCGGGTCGCCGAAGTCGCTGGTCAGCATGACATTGGTGACCTGCTCCAGCGGCAGGATGTACGGACCCAACGCGGTGTTCCACAGCGACTGGCGGAACGCGTCGACGTTGGCGTAGTTGCCGGCCCGCGCTCCGACCAGCTCCGGCGCGATGTGGTACGCCGCCGCGACCTCCACATCGGTCAGCTGCCGGCCCTGCAGGTCTTCGGCGTCACGGGGGCTGAACGCGTCGACCTTCACCGGCTCCATGCCGTCCTCCAGCAGCGGGGTGCCGCCTTCCCGGCCGCCGCCGCGCAGGAACCGACGCCAGCTGGCGATGAACCGGTCACGGCCGCCGTTCTTGTTCCAGTCCGGCGCCCCGGCCGGCCGCTTGATCACCAACGGCACCCGGGCGCCGTTGGCCCACACCTGCCGCCGGTACGCGACCGCTTCGCGCTGCTCGTCGAGCAGGTCCCGCAGCGTCTGCATCGGGCTGGTGCCGTTCGCGCCGCGCCCCGCGTACCCGTGGTCGAAGACGAAGTCCTCCACCGGGAACTCCTCGAACCGGCCGTGCTGGTTGCGGATCTTGACCGCTGTCGGCGCGTCGAGCGCGTCGGCCTTGAGCCGGAACCGGCGAGCCGGGATCCGCACCAGGTGCAGCCCACCGTCGTCGGTGGGAACCTTCGCCGCGCACCACCGGTCGTAGATCATCCAGTCGACGACGATGGCGTGCCAGAACCGGAACGGCGTCAGGCGCGGACGCGGTGCCCGCAGCGTCGCGGCCAGGGGGTGATCGACCACCCGCCGCCGGTCGGTGTCGGACGCCCGCTCGTACAGGTGGAACGGGACGGACGCCACGTTCCGGGCGATGAAGTCGACGACCTTCCGCACAGACGGCTGGGTCTTCCACACGGTGTGGGCACTGACGTCGCGGGCCGCGTACTCCGACAGCGGCACACCCGGGTCCACGACCTCGAGTCCGGGCCGGCCGGCCAGATGCTCGCCCAACTCGGCGAGAGTGGCGAACGCGACCATCAGAGAACCTGCACCCAGCGCACCCCGGCGCCCTCGACGATCAGCTGACCCTCCAGCGGCGTGCGGCTGCCGTCCTCGGCGACCAGATGCGCGGCGGCCAGCTCCAGCTGGTGGCGGCGCGCGTCGACGAGCCGGCCGGCGAACGTGGTGTCGCCGCTGGTCACGAGGACCTGACGGCCGCAGTGGCGGCGGTACGACCTCACAGGTACCTCCCTCAGATGACGGTCAGCTCGGCGCCCTCGTCGGCGTACGCGGACCGGACCGTCGGCGCGCGGCCCATCGCCTCGGACATGGCCGTGACCAACGACGACACGGCGTCGATCTTCTCGGCGGATCTGGCCTTGTCGGGCTTGACGTTGCCGGCCGGGTCGGTGTGCACGGACAGGTTGTCGACCTGCCACCGCACGGCCGGGTTGCCGCCGTGGCGCAGCAGCGGCCGATCCTCGCGGCCCGCCAGCAGCAGCCGCTGCACCTCCTTGAGCGGAGGCGACAGCGTCTGCAGGCCCTGGCGGACCTTCACCAGCGGCGCACCGGCGGCGGCCAGGTTGTTGGTCAGCTGGGTCGCGTTCCACGGGTCGAAGCCCAACGACTGCACGTCGAACGCGCCAAGGTCTTCCTCGATCTGCGCCTGGACGACGTCGTAGTCCGCCACGTTGCCCGGCGTGGTGCGCAACAGCCCCGCCTGGACCCACCGCGACGCCGCTTTCGCCGTCCGCTTGTCCAGGGCGGCGACGTTGTCCTCTGGCGTCCACAGCCGCCACAGCGCGTCGTAGCCGCCGTCGTCGTCGGGGAACAGCCAGCACAACGCGATCAGGTCGGACGTCGACGCCAGGTCGAGACCGCCGTACGCCTCCCGATCGTGCAACGCCTGCTCGTCGACGACGCCGGCGTTGCGGTCCCAGGACTCCAGCGTCAGGAACTTCGTTTCCTGCTTCGTCCGCACGCCCAGGTGCAGCCGCTGGTACGCCGCCAGCTCCGCCGGCGAGTTGCGTGCCCCGTTGGCCTTGCTGCGCAGGTACGCCCGGGTCGGGCTGATGCCGTACCCCGGGTTCGCCTTGCGCTGGGTGGCCTCGGCGTACGGGTCGTCGGCCGGGTCGGCGCACCAGATCACACCGTAGGTCGTCTCATCGACCAGCACCCCGGACGCGAGCTGCTCGATCAACCGGCGCTTGCGGTCGTAGGCGGTCTCCCGCCGGCCGGAGTCCGCCGTGGTGATGATGACGATCAGCGGCTGCGTCCGCGAACCGGTCCCGGTCTCGATCGCCTCCAGCAGGTCCGGGGTCTTGTGGACGTGCAGCTCGTCTACGACGCCGCAGTGGATGTTCGCCCCGTGCTGCGCGTCGGCCGCCGAGGACACGACCTCGATCGTCGAGCCGGACGGCCGGTGGATGACCTTCTTGGCCAGGGCCTTGACGAACCGGGCGAGCGCCCGGCTCTTGGCGGCGAGGGTCTTGATCGGGTTGAAAACGAACCCGGCCTGCCGCTCGCTGGTCGCCGCGGTGACGACCTGGGCGCCCTGCTCCCCGTCGGCGCACGCCATGTAGATGGCGATCCCGCCGCACAGGGTGCTCTTGCCGTTCTTGCGGGGGACGTCGACGTACAGGGTCCGGATGATCCGTACGTACGCGTCGGCGTCCTCGTCCCAGCGCACCCACCCGAACACCGGCGCGAGGATGTACGCCACCTGCCACGGGTCCGGCACCAGCGGCAGGCCGGCCAGCCGGCCCTGCGTGTGGCGCAGCTGCCGGAACGCGGCCAGGACCCGGTCGACGCGGTCCGGGTCGAACGCCGCGCCGTCGACGTCTCTGGGTTCGGGCGTCTTCCATCGGGGCGGGCAGTCCGGCAGCGCGATGCCACGGCTGACCAGGTACCAGGCCACCTCCGGCGACAGCTTGAGCCGCTCCAGCTCCGCCGCCGGCGGCAGGAACGCGGTCGGGACGTCAGCCGGTGAGCCCGACCGGACCGCCTCCCGCCCCGCTGAACGGGTTTTCGTCGCCATCGTCGCCGTCGCCCTTCACCAGCCCCGATTCGGCGGATGGACTCAACCCGAAGTGCGTAGCGAACGCCCGCAACTCCTTGCCCGCAGCGCGGGCGATCACCACGTTCGGGTTGGCCGCCAGCCGCTTCGACTCGCTGCCGTCCTTCCGCACGGTGACCACCTCGACGAGCAGGCCCTGCAGATGCACCTCCCGGGTCGCCCAGACGTACGTCGCCCAGGTCTCGCAGTACGCCGACAGCATCGCCCGGTCGATCTTCTTGAGCAGGTCCATCCGGCCGAGCTCCGGCACCACCCGCCGCCACTCCGCCGCCGCCTCCTTCGACAGCCACGTCGGCGGGTTCGGCGCGGCCCGCTCGAACGCCGGCGACTCGGCCACCTTCCGGCCGCCGGAGTCCGTGCCGTTCCCCCGGCCCTTGAGCAGCCGCAGCCCGGCCGGCTCAGGGGTACGTGCCACTTCGACCTCCTAGAAGCGCGTGCGGGACGGCCGGGGCCGCTCGGCCTGCCGACGCTCGGCAACAGCCGCGATCACCTCGGGAGCGGGCGGCTCGACCTGCACCACCGACGACCAGTGGCCCCGCGCGTAGATCGCCCAGCCGGTCGGGTTGCCGTCGCGGTCCTCGACCGTGACGCTCAGGTCTCCCTCACTGGAGACCGTGGCCTCGACCACGTCTCCGCCGATCGTGCCGCCCCGCTCCGGGTCCAGGAATCCGACCACTCGAACCTTCACCATCGCCCCCCATTTATCGATCAGCGCCAATTGGATGCCGGTTTTCGAGGTGCCCCCGCGAAATTTCATTCTGAGATTTGGAGAGCTTCACTACCGCCGACGGTGTCCCCGGCCCCCACCGTCG